TTTTGTTGGTTATTAATTGTATATCCCGTAATTTCTAAGTAACCTTCAAACAACCCCGTCACAAATTTATTGATTAAATAAACCGCATCGTCAAACGAGGTATTAGTAAATTTAAACTCCTCTAATGGTCCTGTGTAGTTAGTTCCGACACTTAATTTAGTTATGGTGTTAGGGTTAAAGTTCTGAGTGTTCACTATGTCAGATGTAGGTAATACGTTATATAACCCCACAGTCCCATTAAAAACATCTTGGGAATTATCAAGATTATCAATATTCCATATGACCATTTTTTTAACAACTTTAACTATTTCTTGTAATTTAGTTTCGGTTTGAGGTTCCCCTAAAACTTTTGTTTGTGTAAAGTTAGATAATTGTAAAAACGACCTAAATTGATTCCCAATAGGGAGCTCATCTTTAGATAATTTTTTAGTCTTCCCCGCTCTTATTAAAACTTCATTTTCTTTTACGATAACATCGGAGCTTCCTCTACCTAAAAGAGAATTGTCTCCAGGTTCAGGAAAAACACCGTAACTATTTATGTCTCGATAAGTACCATCAAGATTTTTAATACTTCTACCCTCTTTAATTCTATCGCCTGCGGAAAGAAATTTCTTGGCTCCTTGGTAATTTTCAAAAGGGGTGGTCATAGGGGACGAAAACGGCCCTTGTATATAGAATTGATTTTGAAAAGGAAAATTTTTATCTTGATAAATTATATGAACATACTCATTTTTTTTTGGGACTTGGCTGACATAGAATGGTAATAATGGTAAAAACACGATAGGGTCTTTACTTGACCATATATCCGTTTCTTCATTCCAATCAGTCACTGCCTTAATAATTGATGAGTAGTCTTTTGTTTCGGGTATAACACGAAGTCTACCCAACATCATTGGGTCTTGGTCGTCATAAACAATACCAGGAAATATTATTTGGTCTCTATTAATTGCGTCCATTCTTAGTTCTTGATTCGAATTCTTTTAATATTAGGTCGTAAGTTGATTCTAACTTATCAATATGATGAGTTAACTTAAGTAATGTTTCTTTAGTTACATTAAAGTCTTTTTGAATAATGTCCATAGCAAAGATTAAATCTTTGTTTGATTGTGTTTTATATTCTTTAATAATGTTTAAAGCTTTTTCGGAAGTTTCTTTCTTTGTCATAGTTATAATTTTTTACCATAAGCACTTGCGGGTACTGTTAAACCTGCAGGTGTTATACTTAATGGACCAACGGCAATTTGCACTTTATTATTTTCCGCATCTTCATTTGCCATGGCCTTCATCATTGCGAATCTGCTAAGAATATCTAAATTAGGGCTACCATCTGGCATAGGTCCTGTTGGAATACCTAACTTCTGCATTTCCTCAATAGCTCCAAGAAATGCTCTTGATTCGGAATACCCTTCCATTAATTGTGATGCAAATAATAAAGGTAAAGGTAGGTCTCTTCTTGAAAACGCCCCTACGCCACCACCCCCAAGTCCTGAGGTGGCAATTTTTAATAACCACAGTAACTCATCAACAACGCTTTTACACCTCCTCCAATCCTTAACAAATTGAACGATAACTAATAATAACTGAATTAACTTTAAAATCATTATAATTCTTTTATCCTTTGTTTCTTTAGCAACATCCATGATTACTTGTTGAATTAAATTTTTAATATCTTTTTTAATTAACTCAAATATTTCCTTAACAAATAACGACCCTATTTTAGAAACTAAATTGATAACAAAACTTTTAAAGTTTTTGGCAAAATCCATAAAAGAATTAATTTGGTCGGTAATAGTATTTCCCAAAGACTTCAACATAGTAAAAATTGGTAGAAGAATTTTTGGGGATAGAATTGCGGTTATCAATCCTTGAGCAATTAATTTTACAAAATTTAAATTAACCGCGACATTAATATTACCTGAAATCGCGAATCCTGACCAATCAGGATTATCCGTAAGTGACTGTGTTAACGCGTCAGAGGCGTTTACTAAATCACTATCTGGAATATGTAATAAATTCTCTAACGAATCTAACACTGCCTCAGAATTTACAGGTAACTTAACGTTATCACAATTTTCATATTCAACAACACCATTTTTAATATTATTAACTTTTAAATCGATATTTCTTAAATCAATCTCAGTAAATTCAAAAAACGAATCGTCTACACCGTCTAATTCTGCAACTTTTGCAACACCACTAACATCAATTTCAGTTTTACTGTCAAAACAAAGACCTAATATCCTTTGTAGAATTAGTTCAAATTTTGTCGCGTCCTCCGCTTGAACTAAACCAATATTTGCTTGGATGGAGATTGCTCCTGACAAGGCGTCCATTATTGATGCCATTATATTATGATAGTCAACTATTTTTATTGTCTTATAATAGTCAATCATAAATTCTCCAACCTTATTAACATTATTAACTCTATTAACTAAGGTAACTTTATACCAAGGACCCGTTTGACCTAAGTTATCTGTCTCAACATATTGTATATCAAAAAGGTCTTGACCTGATTGACCTATATATAATTGACCGTTATCCACCGAATATGGTTGACCACTTTCGATTCGTGTATAAAGTTCTTTATTTAAGGAAAAAGGGTATTGTTGGACTTGTATTGGGTCTTTTTCGTATAACACCTTACCAATAGGTTCCGTTGGGTCTTTTTTCAGAAGACCCCCAAGGTCAATTGATGATACCTTTATGTACAGAGTTTGTCCGTTAAACATTTGTTGTTGGTCACAACCAACGGCATTTAATGATTCCTCATTAAGAATTTCTAAAATTTTTGGCTCAATATTTTTTAGAGTTTGAAGTAATAGTTTTTTAATGTATTTAATTGAATTACTCCCCTTGCCTCCAGTGATATTGTTAATATCTAATAATTGTTCAAATTGGTTTTTAATTTGTTTTTCAAAACGCTTAGTTTGTTCTTTTACACTATTAAGACTTTGAGTAACATCCGATTTTTTTTCATCAAAAGTTTCCCCCGCCTTTTTTTTTGCCGCACTGTATTGTGCTTTTGCGTTAGTGTACGATTTAGTTGCGGAAACTTTATCTTGTACCTTTTTATAATCGGCGTTAAGGTCTAAACTCATGATTATTTTTTCATTTTATATGTATCTCCTTTAGCGATATCCTTCTCAATTAAATTTTGAATGACATCATCATCAATATTTAAGTCTGATATTGAGAATGATTCTACTGTTGAGTTTGATTTTTCCCAAATTGATGATTGTAATTTAGATAAGGATAGTTTTTTCTCAACGCAGTCGTTAATTATTTTTTGTTGTTTTTCGATTACAGGACCAATAAGAGTCATGTCTTCAGGTTCTTTCATCATCGCCAACATTTTATTTTGGATTCTTATCGCAGTATTACGTTGTTCTACAAGTTCATTGTAAATTTCTTGTAATAAAGAAAGAATTGATTCTTTCGTTAAATTAATCTCTTTTTTTTGTGGTCTTCCCATAACAATAAATATTTGACCCTTGTTTTTTTACTGAGCCATCTTCTCAACTAGGTTAAGATAAATTATTCTATATTTCTTCATAGAACTACGTATTTCTTTTGTTGATAAATTTGTCATTTCTCTTAGGGACAAGAGTATTATGTTTTTATTGAATTTGTTATTTGATGCCCCAATAAAAATGTTTTCGTAATCATTGAATAAATCGTATAATGCGTGACCTAACTTAATTTCATTTTCGTTTAAAGTTTCCTCATTTAAAAATTTATCTAATTCCTTTAAGAAATTTTTAATTATTTGTTCCGAGTCAACGGAATCTCCATCTATTAGGTACGAAAATTCAGGATTGTTTTCAAGACTAGATGATATATCTTCGTATGAAATTTTTCGATTAGTTTCTTTTTGGTCTTTTATTATCTGACCCATTAGATAATTCTTACAAATAGTTCCAAAGTATGAGTAAGCTTTTTTTCCCTTTTCGGGTTTAAACTTATCTATTTTTGTCATTAGAAAAGAATGTGTGTCAGTGTGGATTTCTATGAAGTCCATATCTTTACGATACAATTTATATCTCCTAATAATTGAGGAAATCATCTTGTCTAAAGGGTTTCTCAAAAACTCATTGTAAATTTTATTTTTTTCTTCTGAGGATTCGGTTAATAAAAATTTTACCACGGCCGTTTCTTCTCTGACATCAAAATAATTTGCTTGTTTTGGTTTTCTACCTTTCTTTTTTAAGTTTGTATCTGTCGCACCTGATAAAATTAATATTTCGCTCATTAAATTGTTTGGGGTTCATACTTTATGGCTCTATCATTGATAAAGAAATATTCTTTTTTCGCTGACTCCACCCAAAATCTAATTTCTTCATCGGTTAGATTATTATCACCATTTTTATAGTTCCAAAAAATTGACCCTTCACGTAAATTAATATGTTTATAACCAATTTTAGGAATTGACATAATTTTTACCGAATTATTTGTCATTCTTAAAAAGAACTCATAACCAAAGGTTAATTTAAAAGACGGTTTTAATAATCCAAAATCAACAAATGATGATTTTTTAATAACCATTCCTGAAATTTGAAAGTTTTGATATGTTTGAAGGGTTTCATTACTTAAGATTCCCATTTCCGCAGCAATATTTAATGCGAAAGTCGCCTCATTTGTAAATCCAGCAAATTGACCTTTTTCATCCGTATCAATAACGATAGGTAAGAACGCGTCAACTTCAGGATGTGCAATTGTGTACTTCTCAACATTTTTAAACCAAATGTTTGAATACTCATCATCAAATTCAAATAATGAAATCCATTTAGATTCTGACAACCTAACACCGTGATTCACTTGTTCTGAGAAATTAGGGTCCTTAGTCCAAACAATTTTATTTACTTTTAAATCCCCAAAATCAAAACTACCTAAAAACTCAACTAAAGATGTTTCATCAGTATGAACAATTATTAGTTCATTAATTTTTTTTGTTTGGTTTTTAAGAGATGTGATTGCTTTTTCAAAATATTCGGCAAATCCATTTGCTTTAGACGATTTAATTGGTAGTATTACCGATACATCAAATTTTTCCATAGTATATATTTTTATTTTTTTTATTCTGTTGGGGTTAGTTTATTTAATTGTTCTTCAAAAGAGTTTAATCTTGTTTGAAGGAATCCGTCAAAAAGAGAAATCACATTTTTTTCAAAATCAGTTTTTGTACTTGATTCATTTACAGTTATTAACATTGATTCGTACATTTTTTCATTAACATTATCTTCTAACCAATTTTGTAAAAAGTCTGCGACAAAATCCACTATTTGATTTTTATTATTAATCCAAAGACCATTATCTTCGTTCATCCATGATGGTGCAAGATTAGGTACCAATCCTAATACAGGTACATTTGACTTCATTGACTCAAGAGGGAAGGTACCAAAAGAACTTGTCTCGTCTACCCATACAGAAAGAAAACAGTCTTGTAAAGCGTCCGCAAATTGTTTTTCGGTTAACCTTCTCATATCTCTGAATGTAATCCATCTATATTGAGGGAACTTAATGTAGAAATTTTTAATGATGTTCGCAGTATCTCTTTGTTCTCTAGTGTGAATAGCAATCATTGGTTTTGGTGGTAATGGTTGTAATCTAAAATTTTCCGAAATGTATGGTGGAATAATATCGATAGATACCCCTCTCATAACATTTGATATGTGTTCTTTTTGTGCCTCAGAAGTTGTTATACATTTGTAGAACCCTAATTGAGCCCAAGTTTGACCTGGTTGTAATGTTTCTAACATATGGTCATATGATTGACATAATACAATTTTACCACAAGGTAATTTTGTGATTTGACTCATAACAAACCCATAAAGCTCAGGAACAATTATAAAATCCTCAGGAGAAACTTCTAAGTTTTGACCTTCGATTGATTGATGAGGTAATTCCATATATTCACTACCTAACCATTCTGAAACACCTGTATAATCTGATTTTTCATGTAACATAATCATATTATATCCTTGTTTTGATAGGGTCACACCTAAACGGTAACTATAAGCAATTGACGCTTTAGCGTTGCCTTTAGTATCTTGAACTAAAAGATAGATTTTTGATTTCTTATCTTTCATGTTCTGAATTGATTTTTCTACTTTTTTAATTTGTTCTTGATTCATATTTTTAGTATTTGTTTATTAATTTTTTATTTATCAAACTGTTAAACGCCAGTTTAAATGGTATAGATATCTCATTACTTTTCATGCCCAATGTTTCATCAATCTGTTCATTTTCGGTCATTAAAATCTCAATGAGTAGTTTAACCATATCGTATTTAACCACACTTATATGGTTTTCAGAAATACCTGTAAAGTTTTCTAATGGGACTGCGTTTGTAAACGACTCTATTTTGTCTAAATCTAAGTAATAGTGTTCTCCTAATATTTTTAACATGATATAATTTTTTTTAATTTGTCTTCCAATTCTTTAAGAGACTTAATAGTATGGGAAGTATTTATGTTTTTATTATAATCAGTTTCATATTTAATTAATATTTTATCTGACGGATGTTCTAATAATAATGCGGGATTTGCCGTAAGTAAAAGGTCAATTTCGTCCCACATGGAATTAATTGTGTAATTACTATAAAATTTTATTTTTTCTAACTGACACCCAAACTTAGATATAAAAAATAAAGATGCGGGTTTAGATTTACCAATTTCGTCCGAAACAATAATTAAATCATGGTTATCTCGTAAATTAACGTATACCTCATTTAAATCGTTGAATGTTGAGTATTCTGATGATTGTGAATGACCAAAAATTTCCATTGGGAATTCCTCATATAAAAATGAGAATAACTCCTCATCGTTTTGGAATTTAAAGTGGTCTTTTAACACTAAACTATCAACGGGTAATATTATACCATATTCAAACGATTCCTCGTTCTCAATACCATCAGTTTTGTCAATCAAATATTTTTGATATGTTTGCTCAATCTTCCCGATTGTATTTCTTAAAACACCATTTATTTCAATACCAATTCTCATCCGCAGTTTGTTTTATGTTAAAATAATTATATATTTTTTTTTGTAAATATTTGATTTTTAAGAAAAATTAGGATATTTATATAATATATGGAAGAAAATAAAAGAAAAATTTGGTCGGAAGACGAAATTAATTATTTAGTGAAAAATTATTCGAATATGTTTAATTCTGAATTGTGTGAAATTTTGAATAGAACTGAGTTATCTATTTATGTGAAAGCAAATAAATTAGGGTTACATAAATCAAACTCTCATAAATCAAAATGTATCTCTAAAAGAAATAAAATGGTTGGTAGGGATTTAACCAAAGAATTATTAACCTCTCTCGCCAAAAATTATAAATCTAAATCAGAATTCCAAAAAAAAGACTCTTCATCATATTCTACGTCAAGAAGAATGGGGATATTAGATGAGATATGTTCACATATGATTTCTAAATCTTTTAGTATTCCTGAAATAATTCTTAAAGATATTATTAGTAAATTGTATGTTACCGAAAACATTATTCATAATGATAGAAACATATTAAAACCATACGAACTTGACATATATTTACCCGGACATAATTTGGGATTTGAGTATAACGGTAAATTATGGCATCAAAAAAATAAAAATGATAAAATTAAATTAAAACTATCTAACGAAAAAAATATTAACTTGTTGGTAATAATTGAAAAAAGTAGGGATTATGAATCCGACATAAAAACTCAATTAATAGAAAATATTAATATGTTGGGGGTAGATATTACGGAATCCGATATAAAAAATATCGTAATACGTAATCCTTATCGATTGGTTTATGACCTAAAAGATTTAGAAAAAATATCCAAAAAATACAAGTCTTTTAAGGAGTTTTATAAGAAAGAATACCATGTTTACCTAAAAATAAGTAAATTAGGTTTAATCGATAAGTTCACAAAACATATGTGTTGTAGGAGAAAAAAAAGAGAGTTATCGGAAATAATTGATAAAGTTAAGAACTATGAATATCTGTCAGATTTAATAAAAAAAGATAAAGGTACTTACTTATATATTAAAAAACATAAATTAAACCATTTGGTAAAAGACCTTAAAAGATTAAGATGACTATCTAATCTTCGTACCTTTTTAATATTTCTTTAATAATTGGATTTCTCACAACATCGTCATTTACAAATTGGAAGAGTTCTACATCATTAATATCTTTTAATTTGTACATTGCGTCGTACAAACCTGATTTTTCTTTTTGTTTAAATTTGTCCGACTGTTCTATATCTCCAGATATAAAAAATTTACTATTAAACCCTATTCTAGTTAAAACCATTTTCATTTCGGACGGAGTAGAATTCTGAGCCTCTTCAACCACTAAAATCGAGTTGTCTACGTTTATCCCCCTCATAAAGGATAGGGACATAATTTCTATAAAACCATTTTCCTCAAGACTTTTAGTCGCTTCTTTACCTATAATCTTATGAAGTAAGTAAAAAGATGCGTAAACATACGGGTCCATTTTTTCTCTTAAATCGCCAGGAAGACTACCTAATTTAGAATCACTACTCTCAACCGCGGGTCTAACAATAATTATTTTTTCGTAAGGAGTTTCTGGTCTCATTATTAAATCAATCGCCGCTTTCATGACTAAGTAACTTTTACCAACACCCGCAGGGCCGGAACAAATTGTTATTTGATTATTAGTTAATATTTGATAATATTTTTTTTGATTTTCAGATAAAAATTTTTCTTTACTTTTCTTTTTAATTATCTCAGTAATAAACTCTTTTCTATTAAAGATTTTTTTTGACTCGTCAGGTGATTGATTTTTATTCGGTTTGTTTTTTTGCATTATAAATTTTTTAATTTAAATTTATACCAAATTAATATAATGTAAACTAATTTGATTTTTTAGGTTACGATAACGTGGCTCTTCAGTTTATCAAAATGTTTAACAACGAATGGTAATAAGTTTTTTTGGTAATCTTGTATTAATTTATTCATAGTTTCAGAATCCTCCATCCTTGTTTGGCTCTCGTAATGATATGAAACTAAACTACCATCATAATGGTTATCATACCCCAATAAAAGACACTTTAAGTTTAGTTCAACATCTTCAAAACAACTCACATAATTTTCATTAAAATACCCACACTTCTCAAATACCGATTTCCGAATCATTAATAATGCCCCCGTACTACCAACAATTTTTTTAGTTGATAGGGTATATGAGTAGTAACTTCGTAAATTTAAGTGAGAGACTTGGAAAGACCGATTTTTATCGAGAAACGTAACGATACCGTCATGTTGTACAGTATTATCCTCAAAGTGAAGTCTACAACCAACAGTACCTGTTCTAGGATTGTCTTTAAATGTTTTTAACATCCCATAAACAACGTTATTTAATATTTTAATATCGTTATTACAGAATAAAATAAATTCGTAATCTTTGGTAACATGGTTTTTTACCACATCATTATTTATCTTGGCAAAATTATAATAATCGTACTCTAATAATTTAATATTACCAAATGGTAATATTTTATTTTTAATCCATTCCTTTTCAGATTCTGATGACCCAGTATCGGCAATAAAAATATCAAATAGGTCTTTGTTACAATGTTCATAGAACGAAGAAACACAATCAAATAAAAGATTAACTTTTCCTTTTGTTGGGATAACAATCGCAACTTTACCAATATTTTTTAACGGTTTTTCTTTAATATCGGGGACATAAACTTTGGCGGGTTTTAAATCTAAAGGTAATCTATTCCCCCATTTTTCTAAGAACTTAATTTTACTATCAAAAAATTCTTGATTTGGTTGGCCAACCGATTGGTGGGTAATTTCAAAAGAAGACGTTACACCAATTTTAACGCCATCTAAATAATTTGGTAAACAAAATGAATGGTCATAAAAATGAAACTTACCAATTGTTTCGTCAAAGTTATGTTTTATCTTAGTTTTATCAAACGATATAAAAAGACCATCGATTGTTACTACAGGTATTAAGTGAGGTAGTTTTGCCGAATAGTTATTCACCCATTTTTTACTTCCTTCAGGATGGTGATAGACTTGACCAACCATAGTTTGACCCATCCTTTCCCAGTACACACCTGATTCAGGAAAATAACAAGAACCTGCCTTACCAATTACACCGAATTCGGGTGAATTAGAAAAATCCTTAATCAGAAGTTTACCCCAACCTTTCTCTAATTTAATATCGTTATGACAACATACAACAATATTGTATATAGATTCCGAAATACCTTTATTGTAAAGTTCCGATAATGAATGTTCATTATGGTTAACATATTCTAATATTTGTGCATCTTTAAGACCAACAGTTTGTAACAAATGTTGTCTAAATTTGTTATTATATTCAGAATCTTTATGTGTTGAGTAAATTATTGTTATCATATAAAAAATTCATCGCGGTTAAATCTTCAACCTCGTTAAAATTATGGGGTTCAAATTCTTTTATTGTTCGTTTATTTTCCGCATCCGCACGACCTTTTTCACATTTCTCGACAAACTCTTCTTCGGTTTTACAAAAATAATGATTTAATTGTGCGACATTATCGTCACCAAAGTTATTAAATGGTCCGATAAATGTTTTGTTATTGGTGTCACAAGTAAAAATATAAGGAGGATTATGAATACCCATTATTACATTATTGGATAACTTTACTATGGATTTAATGTGAAAATTTACAGAAATCTGACGTTTAGTAAATCTTTTTAAAACACTTGTGTCATGACCTATTTTAGAATACCCGTTATTACCAAATAAAACCCAATTAATACCAATCGCCGAATAATTAAAATAATCAAAAATAAATTCTTTAATGTTTTTATGTTTTTTAAGTACTAAAAATTCATCGACATCAAAAAATGCTGCCCAATCATAATTAGTATAATTATTTTTAATAAAATGGTTATACGCAGATATTTGTTGGTTAACTCCGTCAAATTCTATTTTAACTATGTTAGGGTCTTCAAGTTGGCATCTCCAATCATTTTGATAAATAAAAATATTGTCAAACCCTAATTTTTTATTATAATCGGTCCATTCTTGAATATACCTATCTTCATTTTTTGCAATACAAACTAACGCTACTTTCATATTCTTAGTGAATTTTAGATTGACAGTGCCATTTTATTATGGTTAACATATTCTAATATTTGTACATCTTTAAGACCAGCTGTTTGTAATAAATGTTGTCTAAATTTGTTATTATATTCGGAATCTTTATGTGTTGAGTAAATTATTGTTATCATATATTATATTTTATAATTAAACCATTAATAAATTACTATTTATATACCAATCTTCGTAAGGTTTATTATAATATAATGGATTTTTATCTAAACATGGAGCGTCCTCAACAACTCTGGTAAACCCATTGTTAGTTAACAGTTCATATAATTTATTTTTCCTATCGTTACCATCACAATATAAATTATGTTCAACTGTGATAAGACCAATATTCCATTCTTTAAAATTAAAATCTTTAAGAACAATATATTCATATCCCTCAATATCTATTGACATATAATCAATATTTTTAGGACAGTTATTATCCTTTAAGACGTTATTTAATGTGTTACAAGGGACTTTAATCCCTGTGGTAGTGATTTTATCGTTAGTGAAAAAACATTCCCCAACATAATTGTTTAACGCGACATTAATATTTTTTGATTTTCTATTTTTAATTAAAGACTGATAGACTCTTGGGTTCGCTTCAACACAAATTCCTTCCCATCCTAAATTTGTTTCCATGTAATAGGTATTACTTGTTTGTATACCATCATAGGCTCCTAAGTCAACAAAGTATCCGTTTTTTTTGAATTTTAAAAACTCAACCACCCATTTGTCTTGATTTGATTGTGAATAATACATATTATTTTTTTAAATATATTTGGTTATATTGAATATTTTCGGATAAATAATACCCGATACTTTCAAAATATTTTTTATATGAATCATCATCCAAAAAATTTTCAACAACAATTAATTTACAGTCTATGTTTTCGGTATTTAAACCTTTCATAACCTCAATTTCCCACCCCTCAACATCAATAGACAAAATATCAATTTTATTCACATTAATATCATTCAGTATTGTGTCTAATTTTTTTATTTTAACTTTTATTTTTTTATTATTTGATTCTGTTAAGTTAAAATTGGTTTTTGTTAAGTAACTTTCTTTAACATCGATTGATGAAAAAGAGTGGTCGGTTACTACTCCACCATAAGCTTCAACTTGTTGTTCAACTATTGTAAATTCACCATCCTTATCTTCATACGAACAAGCGAATTCATATACTTCATTACCACATTCTTTATGTTGTTTTACGAAAGTTGGGTTAGGTTCAATTATTATAGTCCTCCATCCATTATCTTTAAAATGTTTTGACATTGATAAAAATTCAGGAGTCCCTCCACCAACTTCAATCATTAAACCTTTATAATCATAATTAGGAAAGTATTTCTCCCGAATTATTTTATCTGTGTTAAATTCTGCGTAATATTTCATAATTAATTACTTTTTGGTATCCATAAATCCATGAAGCTACCTTCAATATTTTTATGGATTCTACTATAGTTTATTTTTTCAAAAAACTCATCAAATTGGGAATCATCAAATAAGTGAGGATACCCACTACTTAAATTCTCAATAAAAATTATTGGACTATTTTTTTTTATTGTTTCAATTCCACCATTTAGTACAGAGTTCTCATGACCTTCAACGTCTATTTTAATCATAGTAACATTAGTAAGATTTAAACTATCTAAAGTCTTAGTAACTACTTTGTCTTTAACAATAAATGATTTATTTTCACCTTTACTTCCATCATAAGAATGTAATGAAAATCCACCAAAATTATTTGATTGGCTATTGTATAATATTTTTTCGGATTCTGAATCACTAAGTGCGTAATCCATTATCCTACAATTTTTACCAATTAAATTAAGTTTAAGTAACTCAACATTTTTTTCAAACGGTTCAAAACAAATTATTTCATCATATTCTAAAAATTCCGAAAAAAATAAAGAATGATTACCAATGTTTGCCCCAATATCGATAATTGTTTTTTGTTTTTGGAAATTGTTTCTAACAAATTCTAAAAACTTTATTTCAAAAAAGCTATTACTATTATTTATTACAGAAGAAACAATTTCATTTTCGTGTAAATTTATTAATATTTTTTTATTTAGGTGTGTTATTTCTTTTATCATAATTAAATAATTTCAAATTTAGGGCATGGTACAATAAATTTACCACCATCTTTTAAAAAGTCGGACTCTCTCTCAACAAATTCATTAATGAAATGCCAAGGTAATACCAATAGATAATCAGGTTTCTGATTTCTCATCTCTTGTTCAGAATAAATAGGGATGTTAGTTCCAACAGTTTTTAGTCCGAATTTATGCGGACTTCGTTCGGCAATACCCTCAATTAAAGTATGGTCTAATCCAAAATATTGTAACAAAGTATTACCCTTTGTTGATGCTCCATAACCCCATATTTTTTTACCTTTTTCTTTTTCAGATTTAATAAATGAAACGGTTTTTTCCTTTAATTCATTTATTCGATTATAAAAATCCAACCAAGTGTCGATAGAATCTAATTTTAAAGTTTCTTCATATTGTAAAAGAGAATTAACTCTAAATTTACAAATATCTCTATGTGGTTGAGAACCAAAATTTGTTTTATCTGAAGTTTCTTTCATACAATAAATTCTAAACGAACCTCCATTAGTATCATTTAATTGAACGTCTATAATATCAATACCACATTCTTTAAACATTTTTTTAATATTAAATAATGAATAATAATAAACATGTTCGTGACAGATATTATCAAAAGCTAATTGTTCTAACATAAGTGGAGTGTAAGATAGTTGTAAGACCCAAACACCATTATCGTCAAGTACTTTAACAATATCGTTTACAAATTTTTTAGGTTCCTCTAAATCATAAAACATTGCTATTGTGGTTATTACCTTTGCTTTAAGGTCGCCAAATTTAGATTTATTAAATACCTCATAAGAAAAATAATCTTGGATAATTAAATTTGAATGTTTTTCCGACTCTACCTTATAAGAATCATCAACAGGGTCAATTCCAACTCTAAGTAAATTCTTAGGGACATAACTTAATAAAGTTCCGTCATTACAAGCAATATCCACCCATAAGTCATTTTCTTTTAGTTTTACAATATCGGTGATAGAATTAACGATTCCGTTAAGTTCTTTTTTCATTGTGTCATTGATACCTGAACGATACCAATATTTTCCGTACATCGTATCTAACGGAGCAATTTGTTCCAATCTAACAGAACCATTTTCATCCATCATCATTTTCATTTCAACGCTACCACCTCTATGAGATTCCCCCTCTTTTAAAAAATCTGACACATATAGATTGCCAAGTGTAAATAATTCTTTCATTATATTTGTTGTAAAATTTTGTAAAATTTATTTCTCATATTATCATTACTCCATTTTTTTCTAAAATATTGTACTGAACTAATACCCATATCAATTATATCATTTATTGAGTTATTTTCAATAGATATTTCAGGTCTCTCTGATAATAAATGTCTAAACATATTTGAATTATTAACTATAAGTGGTGTATCCACACTAACCGCATAGTCTATAGTTGAAGATAACCCTCTTCCTGGCATATTGTCATATAAAAACATATTTACAGTGTTATTGGTTAAAAATTCTAATATTTCATCGTTAGACATAAAGTTAGTTGTAACCACTAATTCAATATTTTTATTAGTTATGATGTTTTTACATCTTTCAATAACCCTATTTGAAATTACTCCGTTCTTATCTCCAAAAAATGCGTTTGTTATATGTAAATGAATTATGGCACTATCAAAAGAAGAATTGACTAAACGACATATTTTTTCAAATCCCTTATTTTCAAACCCAAACCCAAAACTACCTATAATCGGTATATCATTTTGAATTTTTTTAGTTTTAATTTCAAAAATAGGTCTTGGTATTGAAAATTTTTTATTTTTTTCGTCTTCATTTAAATCACACATTATAAGCCCATCGGTTTTAAAATTGGATGGGAATATACTTTCATGAAAAATAAATAATTGTTTTTTATCTTTTAAATTATCAGTAATTTCAAATGTTAACCACTTCATTGTTGAGCCGTGCCAATTATAAATTATAACATCAGGAGATAATTCATTTATTTTTTTAATAAAGTCTAAAGAAGTATCTGTCTCATAATAGTAAAAATTATATCTTTTATCGTTAATTAAAATGTCAGAAACTCTTTTTCCATATTGATAAACTCCGCATTGTTGTTGGGTGTGATTAACTAATAAAATTTTCATCATTTTTTAATATATAAAATTTTGATTATTTAATTCAAATTCAACCATATCAACAACTAAATCATTTAGATTTTTTCTTGGTCTCCACCCTGTTAACTGTAATTTTTTATCATCTCCGTAAACACAAATGTCATCTTTTCTTTTTAATGTCTCATCTTGAACAACAAAATTATTCATGTCCAACCCATATTTGGAAAAAAATAATTCAACTAATTCTTTGGTACTTGTTAGTTTACCACTACTAAAAATAAAATCATCGTTCAGTTCATTATCAATAATATGTTTAACCCCATACATAAAATCAATTGCGTGACTTACATCTCTTTTATAAGATAAATCTCCTAATTTTAATACGCCTTCACCTCCTTTAATTATTTTTGAAATAAACTTTGCAACTTTTTTTGTTAAAAAATTTTCTCCTCTATATTCAGATTCATGATTAAAAAATATTCCTGAAGAACATTTCATATTAAAATTTTTTCGATATTCGTTTAAAAAATTATGAGTATATAATTTAGTGATTCCATATGGATAAATTGGTGAAAAATTACTAAGATGATTTATATGGTTTTTTTCAGACCTACCATACATTAATGAAGATGAAGACTGAAAAAAGAAAATATCTTTATTGTTTTTGGATATGTATTCCATAATATTTAATGGAATTGTACAATTTTGTTTAAAAATCAAATCCGTATCTTCCCATGGGTTAAATACGTTGGTAATACCACAAAAATTAACAATAATATCAGGCGATATACTATCTAACAGTTCTTTAGTTTTTTCGTATGAAACTAAATCTATACAGAATATTTTAGTGTTAAAATTTTCTTCATGAAATTTTATTCTTTCTGAATTGGTGTTTTCTTTACACACACCAAATACATTATAATTATCTTTATCTAAGATAGACGATAATAATTTACCATCCTGACCTAAAGGTCCTAATATGACAATATTTTTTTTCATACCTTAATAAATTTAGTGTTTTCCATACATTTTAGTTGACCCTTGTTTATATAATTTTTGA